ATGCTTGAGCTACAAACTACTGGTCAAATGAACAAACTGTTTTTGATTCAGACTGCTCAAACAGGTGCTCCAAAGTATTACAATTTTAATGGTACTGATGCTAACGGAGATACTCAAGTTGACTTATACCCTATCCCTGATGGTGTTTATAATCTTCGCTTTAACATTATAAAGCCACAAGTTCCACTATCTGCTAACTCAGATCAAATTCTAATTCCTCACGAACCTGTAATCTTTTTAGCTTATGCTAGAGCTATTGCAGAACGGGGCGAGGATGGCGGTATTACTTCTACAGATGCTTATACTATGGCTTCTCGTTCTTTAAGCGACGCTATTGCTCTTGAGAGCGGTCGTTACCTTGAAGAAGGTGAGTGGACTAACTAATGGCTGAAAACCTAATAACAGGCTCGATTCAAGCTCCAGGATTCTCTGGTCTTGATATTCAAGATGCTTCAGTTCAACTGTCTTCAGGATTTGCTCTTGAAGCGTTTAACTGTGTTATTGACAAATATGGTCGTATTGGTGCTCGTAAAGGCTGGACAAAAGTAAACAACACAGCAATTACGTCTTCCCCTGCTGTAAAAACTGTTTTTGAATTAGTTAAGTCTGATGGTAACGTTGTGTTTAGTTGCGCTGGTAATAAGATTTATACAGGAACAGCTACTTTAACTGCAGCAGTAAACGGAACTGTGGTAGACGCTGCAGGGACAGGAACAACAGCAATCACAGTGACAAACGATAACTGGCAAATTGCTGCAATGCCTTATAACCATGGCGGCAACACTTCAGCTCACGCTGTGTTTGCACAAGGTGGACATCCTTTACTTGTTTATCATAAAGTAGGAAATTCGTCACATAACCACACTGGCGCGTATGGCTTCCAGCGTTTAGGCGATGTAGGAACTTTACCTGCTGGTCATACAGTATCTACCTTTACTCCTAACTGTGCTTTAACAGCTTATGGTCGTCTATGGGTTGCAAACATTACTGATTACACACAAACAGTGTATTTCAGCGATCTACAAGACCCTGCTAACTTTACTACAGGTACTTCGGGATATTTAGACGTAAGTACGGTAATCCCTACTGGTGACGGAATTGTTGCTTTAGCAGCCCATAACGGCTTTCTAATCATCTTCTGTCACCGTAATATTCTTGTTTACGCTAATCCTAAAGATCCTACAACAATGACATTGCAGGATAATATTAAAGGTGTAGGCTGCATTGCTCGCGATTCTGTGGCTTCTGTTTATGGCGCAGATATTATGTTTTTATCTGAAACAGGTGTGCAGTCTTTAGGTCGTTTGATTCAAGAGAAATCCATGCCTTTGCGTGATGTCTCTAAAAACGTTCGTGACGATTTAATTGCTAACGTAAACAGTGAAACACTAGCTGACATTAAAGCTATCTATTATGCAACAGATGCTTTCTATTTATTATCGCTCCCTTCTACTGGTTTTACTTATTGCTTTGATACTAGAGGTGTTCTAGAAAACGGGGCTGCAAGAACAACTATTTGGAAAAGTATCAATCCAAGGTCTTTTTGTGTATTAGAGAATCGTGATTTATACATTGGTGAAGCTGGATACATTGGTAAATACTACGGATATCAAGACAACGGGGTTAGCTATCGTTGGAGTTATTACACCAACTACTTTGATTTCGATCAACCAACAGCAATCAAAATGCTTAAAAAGTTAGGCTTAGTCGCTATTGGCGGTGGTCAGCAAACCATTGCTATTAAATGGGGATTTGATTACACAAACAACTACAACAGTAGTGTTATTGTGTTAGATCGAGTAACTGTTTCTGAATACGGAGTAGGTGAATATGGTATTGCTGAATATGCTAACGGCATTGCTTTGGACACAGCTAAATTCAATGCAACAGGCTCAGGAAAAGTATTACAAATTGGCTTTGAGTCTGATATCGATGGATATCCTCTCTCAATTCAAAAAGTAGACATCGCTATTAAACAAGGTAAAACATTATGAGTGATTACAATAAGGCAACTAATTTTACCGCTAAAGATACTCTCCCTAGCGGTAACTCTGGTAAGATCGTAAAAGGTACTGAGATCGATACCGAGTTCAATAATATTGCTGCAGCTATTGCATCAAAAGCAGATAGTAACAGTCCTACATTAACTGGTACTCCATTATCTCCTACAGCAACTACTGGTTCTAATACAACTCAGATTGCTAATACAGCTTTTGTTAAAACAGCAATAGATAACTTAGCTTTAGGTAATATGTCTACTCAAGCAAAGACTGCTGTAGATATTACTGGCGGTACTATTGTCGGTATTACTGACTTAGCTCCTGCCGATGGCGGTACTGGTCGTTCTTCTTTAACAGATAAAGCTGTAATTATTGGTGCTGGTACTTCTGCAGTTAATTTTGTATCTCCAGGGACTGCTGGTAATGTTCTTAAATCTGATGGAACAAACTGGACTTCTGCAGCAGCTCAAGTTGTTAAAGGTCTAGGTATTGGAGGTGAGACATGGCATGATGTTGCTGGTTCACGTAGCTTTGGTTCTACTTATACAAACTCTAATAGCTATCCTATCGCTGTATCTGCTACAGCTACTTGTGCTGTTACTTCTGAAATTCATGCCTATGTTGATGGTGTTTTAATTGCTTGGTATCAATGGCAGTTCAACGGTTGCGGTTCTTACGGCGGTACATTTATTATTGTTCCTCCTGGTTCTACTTATCGTCTAGATAGTGGTCAAGGTCTATATCAGTGGAAAGAACTCTATTAAGGATAAACTATGAAACATTATAAGAACGAAAACAACGAAGTATTTGGATTCTCTGAGGGACAAGAAGTTCCTGTAGGTTTAGTTGAAATTACTAAAACTGAAGCAGATGTATTAGGTGTACAAAACCATGCTGCTAAGAAAGAAGAAGAGATTTCTAAATTAGATTATGTTCGCCAGCGTGTGTTGTCTTATCCTAATTTAGGTGAGTTTGTGGATGCTTGGGTTAAAGGCGACAACGCTGCTTTAGAAGCTTATCGTCAAGAGTGTTTAGCTGTTAAAGCTAAATACCCTAAACCAGCAGGGTTTTAATTGACTACACATCTGTGTGTAACTCAATCGCTAAATGTTGAACAGTTAAAAAAAGAACTACTAGCGAATCTGGAAGAGTTTGATAGATACGATTATCGTCGTACATTCCCAAACTCTCCTCATGCTCAGATGAATGACATTTGGGTTAGATATAATGATATAAGACCTTTCGAAGAAAAGGGAAGTTTGACAGGATTTGAAGCAGAGCACGATTCAATTTGGTATCCAGTAGTAGATAAGATACCTAGTGTTAAAAAAGTTGTGTTTGATTTAATGCGTATTGTTGATGGTGAACGACTTGGTGGTGTATTAATAACTAAGTTACCTCCAGGCGGTCATATAGCTAGACATACCGACGCTGGATGGCACGCACAGTATTACGATAAGTTCTTTGTACCGATTCAGATTAAAGAAGGAGCTATCTTCGGTTTTGATGATGGCGACATTCATGCAAAAGAAGGAGATGCATGGTGGTTTGATAACTCTAATCCACATTGGGTTACAAACAATTCTGACATTGATCGTATTGGTATGATTGTCTGTATTAGAACTGAATTATTTAAGGATAAGAATGCAAACCGTATCTGAGCAGTTTAAAGCATTAGAAGGAACATTTGAGGTCGATTTAGGAACTCAGCACCATTTCTCTAGCGGTGTCTACGCTAAACAAATGATGTTGCCTAAAGGATATTTTGCAGTTAGTCACGCACATAACTACGATCATTTAAGCATCTTAGCACAAGGAGAGGTAATTGTTAAAACTGATAATTCAGAAGCTCACTATATCGCTCCTGCTTGTATTACTATTGAAAAAGGTTTACATCACTCCGTTACAGCGTTACAGGATGCAGTATGGTTCTGTGTTCATGCAACGGAAGAATCTGATCCAGCAAAGGTAGATGAAGTACTGATTATGAAAGAAGGAGCATAATATGCCATGGGGCGCAGCCGCTGCAGCAGCAGCAACAGTAGCAGGTTCAATGATTTCTGCAGATGCCGCACAGTCTGCAGCAAATACATCTGCTGACGCACAACGATATGCAGCCGATCAAGCAGCACAAGC